TCCCTTAGAATGTCATGATATTCAGTGTCATATTGCTAATGCAGTCTTAGCTGGAGGTATAAGAAGAGCAGCTATGATTTCATTATTTAGTAAAGATGATACTGAAATGTTAGAATGTAAGTATGGAGCTTGGTGGGAATTAAATGAACAAAGAGGAAGATCTAATAATTCAGTAGTTTTAGAGCGAGGAACAGTCACAGAAGAAGAATTTAAGGAGCTTTGGCATAAAATTGAACTCTCAGGTTCAGGGGAACCAGGTGTTTATTGGACTAATGATAGAGAGTGGGGAACTAATCCATGTTGTGAGGTAGCTTTAAGACCTTATCAATTTTGTAATCTGTGTGAAATCAATGGTGATACTATTGTAGATCAACAAGATCTTAATGATAGAGCAGCAGCTGCTGCATTCTTTGGTACTTTACAAGCTGGATTTACTGATTTTCACTACTTAAGACCTATATGGAAGAAAACCACAGAACAAGATGCTTTATTAGGTATTGGAATTACTGGTATAGGTGGAGGAAAATTAGAATATCTTGATTTAAAGAGAGCAGCTCATATAGTAAAAGAAGTAAATGAATATATATCAGCCGAAATAGGTATAAATCCAGCAGCTAGAACTACCTTAATTAAACCTTCTGGTACTACTTCATTAGTGTTAGGATGCTCTAGTGGTATCCACGCATGGCATGATGAGTATTTCTTACGTACTATAAGATTTAATCTTAATGAAGATATAGCTTCATATATGCTTGTAAATCATCCAGAACTTTGTGAGATGGATCAATTAAGGTCTGATGTACTTTGTGTAAGAGTACCTATGAAAGCTCCTAAAAAGGCCATATTTAGATCAGAATCAGCTATTGATCTTCTTGAGAGAGTTAAACATTTCTCTGAAAAATGGATACTTCCTGGTCATAGAGATGGTATTAATACACATAATGTAAGTGCTACTATATCATTAAAATTAACTGAATGGTTTTCAGTAGGAGAATGGATGTGGAAAAATAGATTTATTTATAATGGATTAAGTGTACTTCCACATGATGGAGGTACTTATGTTCAAACACCCTTTGAAACTTGTAGTAAAGAGGAATATGAAAAGAGGATATCTTCATTAACTGATGTAGATCTTACAAAAGTAATTGAAATTGAGGATAATACAGCTTTTACTCAAGATACTGCTTGCGCAGGAGGTAAATGTGAAATAATTACTTAATATGAAAGCTGAGAATAGACATTACACTTCTAAGTGGAAAAAGAAAAGAAAAAATCATCTTGCAGTTAAATGTAAAGTGCCAAATTGTCTAGTTTGTCATTCAAAGAAAGTGCTTGGGATATTAGATAAACATACTAAATCTCAGAATGAAAAATTAAAATATGATAGATACGATAGTTGAGAAAGTAAGAGAAGATCTTTTTAATAGATCTCAAAAAGGTATTCAGAAATATGGTGCTACCTTAGATAGAAAGGATCTCAACCTGAAAGATTGGTTACAACACGCATACGAAGAGTGTTTAGATCAAGCTAATTATCTTAAAAGATCTATAATAGAATTAGAATTACAAGAACTTCAAAGAGAGGCAGAAGTTGATGATGCTAAGTATAATGCAGCCTATAAAGGACATTATTAAAATTTTGCCCAGAATATTTTTTAGTTCTGGGCATTTTTATGTATATTTGTGGACTAAAATATAAATATGGATGCAGAAAAACAGAAGAAGCTTAAGTTAATGATGGATAAAGCTGAGAAGGATTTTGGTAAAGGTAGTATTATGACCTTAGCTGAAAAACCTGATTTTGATCCAGCAAATGTTATATCTACAGGTAGTCTTGGATTAGATATAGCATTAGGAATTGGAGGACTACCTAAAGGTCGTATAATTGAGATATATGGCCCTGAAAGTTCTGGTAAAACTACTATAGCTACTCATGTTATAGCTGAATCTCAAAAGAAAGGAGGTCTTTGTGGATTTGTAGATGCTGAACATGCTTTTGATAAGGAATATGCAGCCAAATTAGGTGTAGATGTTGATAATTTAATTATTAGTCAACCTGATTATGGAGAACAAGCTTTAGAGATAGCTGATAGAATGATATGTTCAGGAGCTTTTGATGTAGTTGTAGTAGATAGTGTAGCAGCTTTAGTACCTAAAGGAGAACTTGATGGAGAAATGGGAGATAGTAAGATGGGTCTTCATGCTAGATTAATGTCTCAAGCTCTTAGAAAGCTTACAGCTTCTGTGAGTAAAAATAACACAATGCTTATATTTATCAATCAATTAAGAGAGAAAATAGGTGTTATGTTTGGTTCTCCAGAGGTTACCACAGGTGGAAACGCTCTTAAGTTCTATGCTTCAGTAAGATTAGATGTGAGAAGAAGTATCTCAAATGCTAATATGATTAAAGATCAACATGATGAAGCAACAGGACATCCTGTAGTTGTTAAGGTTATTAAGAATAAAGTTGCTCCTCCTTTTAGAAAAGCAGAATTTGATATTATGTTTGGAAAAGGTATTAATAGAGATGGAGAAATCCTACAAATTGCTGTTGATCTAAATATTATTAACAAAGCTGGTAGCTGGTTTAGTTATGGAGAAAGTAAAATAGGACAAGGTAAAGATGCTGTAAATCAATTACTTGCAGATAATCCAGAATTAAAAGAAGAAATTCTTCAAAAAATATTTGCCCATTTGATTATTAAATTATAATTTTGAGGCATTAACAAAACAAAAAATCAATAAAATGAAAGCAACACTTGCAAAAAAGACAAAAACATCTAAAAAAGTAGATTACACTTACGTTGAGAGAAATATTTATAAAACAGGTAGTAATACTTTTAGAGTACGTGTAGGAGATTTCAGTTATAATGCTCCTAATATCACACAGGCTAGAAAACAAAGAAAATACTGGCTAGAAATGGCTAAATCAGAAAGTATAATCTAATGCAGATTAAGAAGAAAATATGCGCAGGATGTAATGAAGAACAGTATATATTCAAAAATATAAATGGAAAAAAATACTGTAGATCCTGCGCATATAAACTTGAGCCTCCAAAACAGATATCTAAAAGAACTGAAAAACAAGTCTTTAAATTAAAAATAAAGAAAGACCTTATAGAGGAAGATAAAAAGTTCTATTTAAAAGTTTGGGAGGAGAGAACACAAGGAGATAAAGGAATGGATATAATGATTCATTATCCTAGATGTGAATGTTGTAATATAGATTTAGGAAGTGAACCAAATATGATGAATTTTCATCATATTCTAGAGAAGAGGAATTATCCTCAATATAGACATAAAGAGTGGAATATAGCAATACTATGTTCTCACTGTCATAATAGATATGAAACAATGCCAGATACAGTTCCTATTTTAGTAACTAAAAGAGAATTCCTTTTAAGTTTACACGAACACGAAATTTTAAAAAATAAAAACCAATAATATGTACGCATCAGATAGAGACATTGAAATGTTAGATCAGTTAATTGATAAGATTGAAGAAGGTTTGAAAAAACAAGGAGTAACCTATAAAAGGTTAAGTCCTACAAGAGAACAGAAAGAAGAAATGCTTCAGACTATGGGAAGTTTTATGAAGAAAATTAAAAGTAAAGGTAATTATCCAGGTTATGAGAGAGATTTGCAAGAATTTGCAAGAGCTATGGCTGATTTAAAAGCCAACATAATAGATAATGAGACTAAAACTAGTAAACCTAAGATGAGTATTGGTGAATTCTTTGATAACTTAAAGAATAAGCAACAAGAAGCGTTTCCAAGAGAACAAATAGGAGATTTTGGTCAAGGGGAAGATAATGAAGTATGTACTTGTCCTACTTGTTTAAATTATCATAATTTTGAGGAAAAACTTGCTGGTCAAGCAGGAGATTTTGATAAGACTAAATTTCTAATTGGTAAAAAAGTATTTCATGCAAAATACTTTAGACCAGAAGATGGTTCTGAGGAAATAATTGTTCTTGAAAAAGAGGAGAATATTAAGAAAGTTGATGTAGATCCTATATCAAGGTTTCAAGATCTAATTGGTCAATTAGATGAAGCTGCTAGTAGAGGAGATAAAGAAAAAACAGCTAGAATTATAAATGAAATTAGAAACTTTAAAAAATAATTAATGAGATCATTTTCGTATCAAAGAGAAAGTATTATATTTAAGAAAGATGAAAAAGGAGTTAAGATTCCTTTAACAGCAGAAGTTACTGATGAGAATGGAGTAGCTACAAAACAAGTAGTTCCAGGTAAGTTTGAGACTGAAAGTGTATGGGTAGAAGATTATTTTAATCTTGAGAATTATGTGAGAGCAGTGACTATTGAGAATGGAAGTATTGTTATAATGTTAAATGATGGTCATGAAGAGTCTAGAGAAGTACCTATTTTGAAAAATGATAAGAAACCTGCTAGTTTGGCTAATATTAAGATGGAAAGACAAAGACAATATGTGTGTAGTGAAATAGTTATATCAAAACCAGAAGATATTGAGAGAATAAGAACTATTTTAAAATAAAATAATAGATTTTTGTATTGTTTTTTAAAAGTAGAAAGCCCCTTGACTAGAAATAGTTGAGGGGCTTTTTTTTTAATATTTGTCGCTTAGTCATTAAAACAAGTCCAAAAAGATATTTTCTCAGAAGCATTGAGTGATTTTGAGAAATCTATCTTTAGACCTAATTTATAATGTGATTTTCTGATAGCTTTAATAATAAAGGATTTCAACTTAGTATCTGAAGGAATTATATGAAATCCTAGAGAATCTATCTTTTTAATGATAGTTAATTTAGCATCTTCATCAACTGATTGAATTATGTATTCAACATGATTGATATAAGCTGCATCATTATCAAGCATTAGCTTAGGTATATTGATTTTTTCGACTATCATATGTCAATAGTAATTAACTACAAGTTGAAGTTACAGTAACTGTATATCTTTTAGTAGCATCAAATACAAAAGTATAATTAGGTGTTACTGTTGATGTGTAATTTAATGTACCATCTTCAGATTTAACTGATAATATAAATCCTGGTGTTAAAACATCTGGACATTGAATATTTTCTACAATAACTTCTATAGAAGAACCATCTTCAGGTATAATAAATCCATGAGAATCTGTAATTGAATTTACAACTTCAGAACCATCATCATTAATAATGAGAGATCCTATAGAATTAGGAGTATTAAATTGCCAATTAACAATACCACAACACTCTTGTTTTGGAGATTGAATTTCTCCGTACTTAAGTCCTTCATTATTTAATTTTGGGGTACTATCTCTTTTAATTAATGTATAATCTACAGGATTCCCCTTATGATCAAGTTGAATAAAATATCTTGGTTCACAAAAACAGCCAACTTCTGCTTGTACACAACAGAAATTAAATATTTCTCTCCATTGTCTTCCAGGTGGTTTTGACTTTCTTCTAATATTAGAAGCAGGAATTGGATTTTTATTTTGATCTATTTTATAAAAATATCTAAGTTTCATTTTTTATAAGTTATATAGTTAATTAAGCTGGATCACAGGTTGCTTGAACAACATCTGAAGAGTTAAGATATTCTACTCTAATAGAGTAATTTGTTTGAGTTAGTCCTGTAAAACTACCAGAGAAATAATATCCTAAAGGTGAAGTAAATACAGTTGGTGTACCCTCTACAGCATTAGCATCAGTATCATAAGCTGTTACTCTTACTTTATTTACAGCAGGATTATTTTTAACTGAAGCTGGAATTGTAAATTCATAATATAATGTAGGAGTATCAAATGTAGTTATAATATCATCAGGACAATTTAAATTGACTGTAATAGGACAATCTGTAGTATTAGTAACTGGAGCTATATAATCAGGATCTCCAAATGTATTAGATTTTGTATTTCCTGTAGGTGTGTTACCATTTGCAGCATCCACTTCTACGAGAGTATTTACTATTTGAGTTCCAGTATTATCAGAACCTGTCGAGCTAGAAAGAACAGTTATAGAACCATCAGCAGTTGTAACTCCATTCCAATAAACTCCTCCAGGATTACATCCAATAACTCTATCTGTACTATTTACAGCTACTAATCCATCAAAATATTCACCATCATACATTTCTTCAAATGCTTGAGTAGTTCTATTTTGTTTATAAGTTCTTCTTATTTGTGAACCATCTGCTGAACTATTCAGATATGAAACAAGACAGAATAATTCTCCTGTAATAGGATGAGTTGTCCAACTAGCTGTTGTAAAACTTTTACCTTGTCTATTTAAGAAAGTAGCTTGATGTGTTACTAAATTGGTAGTTGTATTAATTGTATATCTATTATTTGATCCAAAATCAGATACATATAAATTAGTACTAATAGGATCATAAAATGCTGCTTGCCAGTATTTTCCACCTTCAAATATAGCAGCACCTGTAAGAGTAATATCTGTGATATTTGATGTAAATGTTGAATTATACACACCTACAGACGGAAAATCACCACTAGATCCTCCATGTACATAATATACAGTACCATTACTTTCATAACCTACAGCTTCATTAAATCTTGTAGGATTTGGTATACCTGCAAAAGGTATAGTACTAGCTAATGAAAGAGGATTTCTATTTATAAGAATAAGATTTGTAGCTTGATCATTACAAAGAATAGTACTACCAAATACTTCCAAAGTTATTCTTGAAAAAGCAGCATTAGTACCATATGATACAACAGAAGTAGTATCTGTGTCTATATCATAAACTAAAAGACCTCCAGAATTCATACCTACAAAATAAATACGTCTATATGTAGAATCTATATAAGCATTATACATATATCTATCATTTATTGTAGCTGAGAATACCATATCTCCAGCAGTAGTAGCTGTTAATTGATTAAACCAATAAACATTTCCTGAAAGACCATCATGATCAGCTACATATGTATTAGTAGTAATAGAATCATACCATACTTTGGTAGGAGAGTAAAGACCTGTAATAGTCTTAATAGTTCCAAATCCTCCACCTTTTTCACAAGATTTAGCTCCAGCTATCCATACTAAATCAGGTTCAGATCCTTCTGTAGTAAAATTATAAGGTCCACAAGTAGCATTTATTTGACCAGAAGCCGAAGAAATTATTTCTACTCCATTTACAGTAGCATATATCTCATATTCCCAGTAGTAATCTTCATTAGGATCTAATCCTGTAGCTGTGGCAGAAATACCATTACCTACTGGATTAGCTGTTACTGGACCAAATACTATAGCATTATTAGATTGTAATTTACATACAAATCTTGCTTTAGTAATATCTAATCCTGTTTTATTAATCGAAATAGTTGAATCTTCTGCTCCAAAGACTACTGTTGGTACAATACAGAAGAATTTTAAAGCTTCTATAATACCATTATCATTATCAACAGGTCCACCTTCAGTACATAGAGCTTGTACTTTAAATTCCCATATTATATTATTTGCTAATACAGGAGAAGTAACACTTTGTTGTGTTTTAGGTAAATCATTTGCTGGTGTGAATCCTGTAGACAGGAAAGCGCCACCTATAGATTTTTGTCTATAGACAGCTCTTTGTCCTGTAGCATTAGGATTCACCATTATAGGAGCAGCAAACCAATTTAAGGTAAATTGAGCCATTTATTTTAAATATTTATTATTTATCAAATTCATTAACAAAGTTAACTATTGTTCTACTAATTACAGACCATTTAGTATCCCTAACTAGGGTAGCAAGAGCTTGATAATCAGTATCTTCTAACTGAAACTCAGTAGAGTTAGCTTTATCTGCTTTCTCAATATTGTCCAATATCTTTATTCTTTGAGCCATATCTGAAACAGTGTATCCACCTTGTACTGGACTATTAAGAGCTACTTTTAGTAATTCTATCGTCTTAATTTCAGTTTTAATTTGTTGGTTATTTTGTATAACCACTTCCTCTGTAGTTTTTAATTGAATTGTTTTCATTTTTTATTGGTTTTAATTATTAATATTAATTATTATACCGAAGTAACAGTTTCCCAAGCACTTCCAGTATATACACATAATTTATTTAATGTTGTGTCATATAGTACAAGACCAGTTGCTGGAGTTACAATTGCATTTTTTTGAGTAGTTGTCATTCTTGATGGAAGAAAACCTTTTGTTGTAGAATTTATTGTCAATGCAGAAGTAGCTTCTGAGGTATATGTACCTAATACTACTTCTCCACCAAAATAATTCTTCTGGATACCATTAATATATACACCATAATTATTAGTAGCATATACAAATGGTTCAGCATATAAAGCATAGTGATTAACTACAGCAGGATTTAATGTAGTACCACCTACTGTATTTATTTCTGAAGCATACACATCATATGAACTTAAAATACCTCCTGCTTGTGTTTGTAAAGCAGAAAATAAACCAATCATTGTAGGTAATTGTTGAGCACCTCCAATAGAACCATCCCAGATAGGAGCGGTTGAAAAACCAGTTACATATCCAGCAAACTTACCTGATACACCACCTGGGGTAGCTCCTGTTACATAAGGCCATGATTGAACTCCTAAATATCCTCTAAAACCAGCATTAGCTGTTACAAAAGAATATTCCTGAATACCATATGAGTATTGATTATTAGATACAGTGGCGGTTCTAGCATATGTAGTTACACCAGCAGGAAATCCATCTCCAGCAGTAGTTTGACCAGATACTTTAATTCCATAAGTTAGTAAATTTCTAGTTCCAGTAATAAATTTAAAATCATCACTATCAGTAAGTCTACCATTAGTAGTTGCAAAAGGTATTCTAGTAGATGTAAGAGCAGTGTCATTTAAAGTAAACTCCTTACGAGCTGCTCCTGTTGTTATAGTTAAATAAGACTTATCTGTTAGAAATTCTATAGCACCAACTTCTGGAGTTGTAAGTAATGTACCACTTGTAAATTTAAGTGGTGCAGTTCCAGCAACGGCAGTTCCTGCTTTTATCTGAAGTGCTGCACTTGCAGTAAATCCTCCTACTGCAACACCTTTTTGATCAATATTCATTTTCAACTCTATAGAGTTGACGCCATTTCTAGTATAAAAATTATGAGAACCAGAACTTGCAGTTCCTTGTCTACCATAGGCAAAGTAATTAATTCTACCACCACTCACTGAACCTGTATCTGCATGAACCTCTATAGCTGCACCTCCATTAGTGTCATTATCTATATTTATATTACCCTGTATGATTACACTATAACTATCTGATCTTGGAACTACAGGTCTTATCTCATTATTTCCAGATGTTTTATTAAAGTAAATATTTTCAGTTAACTTAATATTACCTACTAATTCAAGTTTTTCAGAAGCAGCAGTAAGAGGTGGCATTCCTATAGCAAGACTTCCTTCTAGTGCAGAAGGAGTATTACCTGCTGAATAAAAAGCCCAATTATTTTGTCCAAAACTTAATTCCTGTACATGAAAACCAAATTGATTATCAACAACTCCTGTTCCTGTTATATCCCAATGATCCCAACCATAAGCTCTAGTTATATTTCCTCCACCTGACATTGTAAGAATACTAACCCCACCATAATTATCATTTAATGTTCCAGAAGATGCATAATTTTGTCTTGCTTGGAAACTTACTAAATGATCATGATTACCACTTATACCAGTATTCATAGCACCATCAAATGCACAATATGCAAAAGTAGGTCTATTAAATATAGTTTGATCTCTGAAACCATGTGCACTAGCAGATATTGTTGTAAGAGTTCTATTTACTCTGAATGCTGATGCAGGAGTTCCTCCATCAGATAAATCAGTTGCTTCAAACTTTGGAGCATATATTATTGAGGCAGGATTATTTGTTCCATCAGTAAATTGAATAGAAAATCCATCCATTGGAATTTCTCTATTACTTGTTAATAAAGCAGGATCTCCTACTTCGTTAAGATCTTGTCCAAGTACAATATTACTCGAAGATACAGAAAGTCCATTTATGGCATTTCCAGCACCACCTCCAGCAGTTGCATATAAACCATTATCTCTACATTCTATAATATTATCTTCATCAGAAGATATAGCTGGACATCCAAAAGCTCCAGGTGAGTCTTCTGGACAACAAGGATCAAGATATCCTACATTAAGTTTATTAAATTGTTCTTTAAAAAGCTGTGTTAAGGAAATTTTTCCTTTATTGCCACTACCCTTAGATAATGGTTTAATTAGCTGAAGATCTATAAATCTTTCTGATGCCATTTTATAAAAATTTATTATTAACTAAAATATAATTTTGCTTCACGTATACGTCTAGTAAGTAGTACTGCTGGTTTTCTCCACATTTTGAATGCTTCTGTAATTGTAGAATCTTTTGGATTATTGTTTACTCTTTTTAAGAGTGTTGAACCTTTGAAACCTGCAACTCCTATATTATAACATATACTTACAAGAGCATTAAACTGATTCTGATTAATATCATCTCTAGTTACAGACCAGACTGCTTGTTCATAGGTTTTTAATACATTTCTAAAAAGTTCTATTGCTCTTAATTTAGTAATTGGAGGATCAGACATTTTTACTCTTATTCCATTTTCATAATATGTACATCCAACTCCAATTGTGGGTATTCCTACTGAATCTAAGTAGGGTTTTAAGACTATACCTTCTTCTAGAATTAGAAAATTAACTCCATTAATATCCATTGATTTTATTTCCACTGGTTATCTATTTAGTTACTTAAAGATTTTATTAAGACTCCAATATAAGCTAACTTCTCCATATACTCCTACTTTATTCATAAGACCTATTTTAACTCCATATACTTGTTGTTTCTTATTAATTAAGAGTCCACCTATACTAGCTCCATTAATAGGATTAAGTTGACTTCCTGTAATTGATCCTCCAAGAAATATTTGAGTTTTACTTGGTAAAGTTTGAGTTATAGTTATTGTAGTTTCTTTATATGGTATTTTTAAGTTATGAGTCCATTGTCGGCCAATAATCCTATTATCTTGTACAGTATCTAAAGTTTTTACATATCCAAATGTATCTATTTTAGTGCTATCTATCTGAATATTCTTGCTATAATGAGCTTGTAGTAGAGAATCATATTGCTTTAATAACTTAGAATAGTTCGTATCAGCTTTCATTATATAAGGAATCTCTGATTTTAGTGCAGGAATATTATATATAAACTTAGGTTTAGAATAGGATGTATCTACATAAGTAAAATAATATTCTTTTATTACTGTATCTCTTTTAATTACTAGTTCAGTTAAAACTGATTTCTCTCCACATCTTTGGAGTAAGATAATTACAACTAATACTAAGACTAGTAGTGTTGTAAAATTTTTTGTTAAAAACTCTTTCATATATTGGTTTTTCTTATTTTATCTTTCTGTTACTAATACTCCTACTGATGATCCAGATACAACTGTAGTTGATGCTAATAATAAATCAAATCCAAGTAAAGTTACACTAGATCTATTAGTTACATTAACTGTAAATCCAGTTGTTGATGAAGCAGTTATTCTTACTATTTGAGATGCAGTACCAGCTTGTAATTGTGGTTGAACATCTGGTGTTGTTGAAAATGCTGGTGAATAAGTAACTGTATAGTTACCAGATCCATCTGTAGAACCAAGATATGTTTCTACTCTTTTTAGGGCTGGTTTATTAAGAATCTGAGAAACTCCAGACACCGAACTCCAGTCTGAATTTACCTGAGCTGATGGTATAGTTGTCCCTGCTCCCAACCACTTACCTGTGGTATCTGTTATTTTTAGGTAAGGAGGAGTTATTGCTCTAAGCATACTATCTTGTCCAATCCAAATAAGTTTATATGGATTAGCATCTTCTCTTATAGATAATTTTGGAAATAAGATAGTATCTTGAAGAAATCTTGCTTGGAGAGTTCCTCGGTATACCATAATTCTAGTACCTCCAGGGGGAGTTGTTCCTCTAAGCCAATAAATACTTTCATTAAAAGGCCAACCTTGTGGATTATTTAAGGGATTAAAATCATTTAGATTTAAAAATCCTTGTTGAGCTTTTAATGTTATTACAGATAGACAGAGAGTTATACCAATTAAAAATTTTTTCATAATATATTTATTTAAAAACAATCCAAACATAATTTGCATTTTCTCCTATTGATGGAGCTACATTAAAAGTAATTCTCATAGTATTCACATCAGGAAAGGTAATAGTTCTATTTAGATGATTAGAAGCAATTGGTGCTGTTGTTGTTAATGTAAAGAAACTAGGTATAGCACCTAAGTTATGGGTGATATTAAAAACTGTTGTAACTCCATCAGCAGTAAAAGCACTTTGACCTCCTATAAAATTTGATCCTTCTACTAAGGTAGAATTTTGTAAACAACAAATTTGAAATTCTAATTTTTTGAATTTCTTATAAACATACTTTATTAATTCAGTAAATGTCATTATCTTAATATTTAGAAATAACAAAACCTACCAGGAAAACTGGTAGGAATACAATTATTGAGGCATATAAGATTTCATGGATCTTACTCCCTCCTTGTTAGCTTTTAAAGCTTTCATGTTATTTTAGTTTAAAAATATCCCTTGTAAGATATTTAATATAATTAATATTGCAAAGAAAAATAGAGATTTTTTTATAGCTCCATTCTTACCAAATATTTTTATAAATATTTTATCTACTAAAGAGGTAGATCCTAAAAAATATGGATTTAATCCAGACCATTTATTAAAGGCTATATCAAAAAATGATAATCTAATTAGAAAAGCATATA